GCGTGCTCAGGCCCATTCTCGTCGGCGCTGGCGATAGCAGCGTCCATTTCAAGTTGCAGGTCGTAGTAGAACGTCTCGTGAGTCCGGTTGAGGTAGGTGCTCTTGACCGGCTCAACGCCTTCGTTCGCGGAGCGGAATGCGCCGGAAGGATAAGCGGTGCGGACGAGCGATTTAAAGGACGTGCCGGAAACTTGACGCGCGGGAAGGATTGCAGCTTCCGGTGCGGCGTTCAGGTTTTCCTCGATAAGTCCAACGGTCTGATCGGAGCCGTTGACCTTCGCGAGGTCGAGCATGGTGAGGTAGGAATATGCCATTTTTGTGGGTGGTTAGTTTTTCTGTTTTTCGAGTTGTGCGGTGATTGCTGCTTTGACTTTTTGCATACCGAAAAGCGCGGTTTCGGCCTTGGATTTTTCAGCGGGAACTTTGACGCTTCCGAGTTCCGCGATGATTTGCGCCTTGGCTTCGATGAGCAAATCAGCCTTGGATTTCTCCTGCGCCTTAGTGAAGTCGGCAAGCTGCGCGGTGAGGCGAGCCTCAAACTTCTTTTCCAGCGCGGCCATTGCAGCGACGGCTCCGGCGTCATCGTTCGGGGTTTCCACGACTTCCGTGACTTCGGTTTCATCTTCGGGCCTGTCAGCCTTTTCGATGGATTTGAGCATCGCCTTGACTGCGGCGAGCGTGTGCGGGTCGGCCTGACAAGCTGTGCTCAATTTCGAGAGCAGGTCGTCAACATTAGGTGTGGTGGTTTCGTCCATAGGTGAGGTTGTTAAATCGGCTGCGAGAAGTGCAGTGACGCCCGCGCCTTTTTCCACAAGGTCAGCGGCTTGGAAATCCTGCGGGATGCAAAGCGGGTCATCGGGAAGGAACGAATAAACCGCCGACAGCATGAAATTCTCGGGGTCATTCTCCGCGTGCCAAAGCGCCGTCTCGCGAGTTGCGCCGGGAGCAAGATGCAAATCAGCGCGGAGGTTTTTGGAATCGTCGCGGTAAAATCCTTTCAGCGCGCCAGCCTTCGTCACAAGCCCGTCCTGTTCCTTGGACGTGTGAGAGTGCGTCATGTGAACCGGGATGCTGCGATTGCCCGCGTGGTTCATCAAAGCGGCGAGGTGAGCATCGTCGAGCGTTACAGCCCTATGCGTTTTCGTGCCGTCGTCCCTGCGGGCGGAAAACTGCGCCAGCTTGCCAAGCTCCATGACATATACGCCGCGAATGATTCCAGCGGCACGGTCATCCGCCGTGATTTCCGGTTTACGAAAAGTTGCTTGAAAGGTTGCGAGCACGGCGCATGTCTAGCGCGGCCATGCTATGACGTAAAGCGGCGACGCTTAACGCGTTATCTTTTCGCGGGAAGCGCCGAGAGAAACGCCACCGCGCGCTGCACTAGGCTTGCGCTTTGCCTGCGCCCGTTTTCCACGTAGGACAAATGCACTGGATGAACGCCTAGCTCCCCGGCTAGCTCCTTTGCGCGCACGTCCCGCGATGCGCGGAGCCTTGCAATCTGCGTGTGCGGGATAGGCTTCATTTCGCTTTCTCTGCAACGTATTCCGTGCGCTTCCGCGCCGCTTCATGCTGCGGCGAATCTTGCCCGTGCTCATCGGCGGCAATGTCCTCTCCGCGCAGCGCGTGCTGGATGGTTTTCGTGTGCATCTTCGTCTCCGCAATCTTCGCGCCGAGTTCGCTCACGGTCTTTTTCAAGTCGTCATTTGCCGTGCCGGTTCCGGCTTTGAGTTGCTCCACAAGCTGCGAGTGCAATTCCGAGACGCGGGCGTTTGTGTCCGCGAGCTTCTTTGCTCCTTCCGCATTTTTCGCGCGCAAGGCTTCCAGCTTTTTCCGCATGTCGTGCGTTTTCTTTTCGCCCTTGGACATTTGTGAAACCGGCTTTTGCTTTCCGTCCGCGCCCGCGCCCATTTCTTCAGCCTTTCCGCCTCCGCCTCCGCCTCCGCCCCCGCCACTTCCAAACTTGCCATCATCGGCGCGGGGATGCTTGCCCTCGTCAAACGCCAGTGCCGCCGTAGCGTTCGCAGGAGCCTCGCCTTGCGGTTTGTTCGCATCGGGCGCGGGTTCCGGTTGCTGTGCGGGGTTTGCCGTGTCCTGCGCGATGTTCAGGTCTGCCACGGTGGGCTTGTATCCGCGCCGCACAAGCTCGCGGTTCGCGTCCTGCGTTGCAATTTCGATGGCGATAGCTTCCTGTGTGCCGCGCGCAAGCACGTCCTCGAACGTGCCGTCGCCATTCTTGGCGATGATTGCCGTGCGCGTCGTGAGGCCCGCGCGCATGGCTTCCACGTCGCTCTTGTCATCGCGGAATGCGTCTGCCGTGGGCAATGAAGGCCAGTGCCAGTGCCCGTTGAGCACGCCAGCGCGAGCGGGGAGCTTTTTGCGCGCGATGCCGTCCATCAGGAAAAGGTAGGCCATCTTTTCCAAGCGCGGAAGATACACGTCGTTGCGAAGGCGCATGATTTCCCGCCCTGCGCGGCTCATGTCGAAGCGCGTAGGAGCGCCGCCGCCGTCGCGCGCGGAAATCAAAAACGCCTTGGGGAAGCCGAGCGAGAGGCATGTGCGCTCGTCGCTGTAATCTAATCCCTGCAAAAGCGCGGGGCCGGGAGCCTCGCTTTTCATAAACTGATATGAGTCGCCGTCGCTGAATTGGTATTTCACCACTGCACCGTCCGCCATCTTTTCCGTGTAGGTGATGGTGCCGTCCGAGTTCGCGGTCGTCTCGTAGTCCAGCGGGTCGGGCGAGCCGCTGGCGTTGCTGGCGATGGCTGCGATCTTCGATTGAATCGCCATGCTGTCCATCCCGCTTTGCCAGATTTTATTCCGCTTCTGGATGCTCTGGATTGCAGGCGCAAACTTGGTGACTCCGCGATGCCCGTCGAACAGATTGTCTTGGAAGAAAATGACGTTGCACGCCGGGACGATTTGCGGGTTGAGGTAGGTCTGATTGTATCCGCGCTCGTAAATCTTGAACGCTTCATTCATCCCGTTCGGCGCGAGGAAAATTCCGGCGATGTAGCGCACACTCGGCGCGGGAGGTTGCACGAATGCCTCGGCACCGTAGCTGGCAGGATTTACGAAACGGTAAAGCTCGCCAATTTGATCGGCGCACCGAACAATGAATCGAAGCTGCGTTTCGTCGTCATACCGCTCCAGAATCGAATCACCGCGCACTGGCATTTCAACGTGTGCGGCGCACGAAAAAGCGGAAAGCGCGGACTGGTTAATGCCGCCGCGCTTCATCACCTCGCGCATGTATTGGTTCACTTCGCTGTCAAGCGCCGGGTCGCCGGTCTGCGCGAGGTAGCCAATCGGCTGGCAGTATTGTTTCAGCGAATAGCAAACGGAAACCCAGTCGCTGTTCTTCACTAGGTCCTCGGCCTGCCACATGAGCGTCACGCGCTGCTGCTGCGCGTATGCCGAGTTGGGGTTCGTGCCGATGCGATTCGACATCATCCGTGTCTTGTCGGGCATCGCGCCGTCATAGCTCGCCATCGAAGCGAGCGCGAGGCCGCTGCGCGTTGACCGTTCAAGTGTTGCCGTGTGTTTCTGGTATCGGTTGCGCTTGCTCATTTGTATCCGCTTAAATCCATGTTCACTTTCTTCGTCGTCATAATGCCCGCCCGAAAATCCATTTCCGCGTTGATCTCATGCAGCCTCAACTTGGCATCCGTGATCGCCTTTGTGCCGCTCTTTGCGCCGCCTCCAACAGACTGCCAGCACTCCTCCAGTTCCGCCTTGGCTTTCGCAAACGCAGCCGCCAAATCGGGCGTGGAATAATGGCGGTAAAGTCGTTGCGGAGATGGCATGGTTTGCCGTGTATTTACACGGGCGCGGGAGGCGTGTCAATCTCGGATTCTTTGCCGAGCGGGAAGTTTTTACGCTTGCAGTATTCGCGCACGGCTTCCTCTTTCGAGACGCCACGCTTTTTGGCGTAGTTGTGAAACGTGCTCTGGCAAACTCCGAGCTTTTGCTCCCATCCGCGAAGAGTTAGTTTTTCGCCGTGCATTTCAATCCACACATTGCTCTTTTTATTGTTTGCCTGCTCGATCAGTGTCGCCCATCTCACATTCCCCGGTTCGTATCCCTTCGTCCCGTCAATCCTGTCGAATGTATGCTCTGGCGATGGACGCTGCGGAATATCGGCAAGGAAATTGTCGATTGAGGCAAGCCACCTGTCGCAAACCGTGACGTGCGAATACTGCGCAGAGTTGTGCCGCTTTTTGCTGCGGCATCTCTGAATCATGTTCCTGTAAAGCCGCTCCAAATAATTACCGCGCAAACCGTGTGTGGAATTTGTTTCGACACGAAGGCATCCGCAGCTTTTGGTTCCTTCTGGATTCAAAAGTGACGTGAGGACTTGCGTTTGGTTTCCACACTCACATTCACAAAGCCATCGAACCTTTCGCTTTCCGCTTGGTTGTATCTTAGGTTCCCCGATTTTGATTACTGTCAATTTTCCGAATTGTTGCCCTGTCAGATATTTCATTCAATGACTCTAATTGGCAATTTGGGTCTTTGTCAATTCTTTATTCCCAGCCAACGGAAAAAACCCAGCGCGTATCGCTATAACCAAACTCATCACTTCGAGATCGAAGTAATGATCCTCGCGGATTTTCTTCCACACGATTTTCTTCACCGTCGCCGTTTTCTTATCCGGTTCGATCAACGGCATGAAGCCCGGCATGTTTTTCACGTAGCACTCCGGCATGTCCTGCGCGATGCCGAAATAGCGGCCCGAAGTGCCCGTAATGAGCGCGTAGAGGTATCCGTAGAGTTCTGGATTGTGCGACGTAATGCAATATGCCCAGCCCTCCGGCAAACGGCCAACCTTGACCTTGCGTGCGCTCTTTGGCAGCGCCTCGCCGACAACGCCGGATTGCGGCTCCGGCTGCGAATACGGCATGGGATGGGTGACGCTCATCGCGTCCGCGCCGATGCCCTGTTTGACGGCGTGGAACTGCTGGAGGTCGCTCCCCTTGAACGCATACCATCCGAATTGCCCGCACTCGCGAAACGTGCGGCGGGGTTCGTGCCCGCTGTCAATTATGACGTGCGAATTTGTGCCCGGCTTGCCTTCGCTCACGTTAAACTCAGCGGCCATTTCGTGAAGCTGCGCCGCCGTATCTATGCGCCGGTAGCACACGCGCCGCGAGTTGCCTTGCCTGTCATACTCAACAACGAGCGCGTGCCGGTGCGCAGGCTCGCCTGCCTTGCCTGCCTGCGGATCGCAGGATAAAACACGCAATGTCTCACCCCCCGGCTGCCACGGGTCGCCGAGGCGGTAGTCACGATTGCCTTTGGCGTCGCAGAGCGTGGGCATCGTCGGCGTCCAGATTCCGCAAATCTGCTTCTTCACGAAGTTCTCCATCACGTCCAAGTTGCCGAGCAAGGCATACTCGATGGCCTCAACGTATTTTTGCAGCGTGGATTTCCATTCAAGCTCCGGCACGGAAAACACGTTCCACCGATAGGAGTCCGTGCCCGGCTGCGGGTTCGGGTTCATCGGCACGTAGTCATCGCCGCACAGTGATTCCCGATCCTGTGTCGTGTCGTGAAATACGGCGTCGCAGTGAGGGCATCGGGCGCGGATGGATTCGACAATCGGCTTCTTGTCCGGTGTCTCATCCCAAAGGAAAACGTCCTTCCCGTAAACCTCCACCGCGTGCTTTTGCGTCGGCGTCACTTCCCTCCACAACGGCCAAATGAGCTTCGCGCACTTGGGGCATTTCCAGTGATACTCATTCTGCGGCCCGGCGAGAAAAAACTGCGCAATCTCGCGCCCGTCATCCGGTGCCGTGGTGCCATAGACCGCCTTGCCAAGCCAGCCCGCGCTTTGAATTCGATCTTCGATTTCTTTCAGCGCGCCGTCCTCGAATGAGTCGGGCAAATGCGCCTCGTCAATCCACACGGTTTGCAGCTGGTCGGTCTGCCTCTGTGCTTTCGACGGGCCGGAAATGTGGAACGTGCAATTCCGAAAATACCACTTCGATTTTGTCACTCGCCCGCGTTCCGTGATGCTCATTTTGAGCAGCCGTCTGCATTCTGGAATCGGGAGGATAAAAGGCTGTCCGCGATCTTGGCTCCATGTGTCGCCCTTGTCGTCATTCTGAGCGAAAAATTTGCAGTCACCACCTACGCGCGCGATGTGGTGCGCGATGCAAATTTGAAGCGCAACGGTTTTCATGCAGCCAGCCGCCGCAAGCATGACGAGCCGTTTCGTGCGGATGTCGTCATTGGCCGCGAGCGGGGCGCGCAGGCGCTTGTAGTGCTCGATATTGAAGCGCCCGGTGTAGAGCGACAGCTTCTCAAAAACGATGTTTTCTGCGGCGAATTGTAAAGTGCTCATGTTTCGCGTCGGATAGTGGCGGCGCTGTCCCAAGATAACAATCGGTCGGACGGTTCCACACCTTGCCACGGTTGCGCCTCAATCACATGCTCGCCGCTTGGCGCTACGCGCACCGTCTCCGTGATGATGCGTCGGAAAACGCTTCCATCCGGCCTGAGAAAAACGGCGTTGCGCTCGCGTGTGTAGGTTTTCATGCGATTAAATTTGCGCGCCGATGCTCAAAACATTCTCGTCCGCTGTATTGAGTCGGGAATGCTCGCGTTACCTTGTCGAGCTTTGTGCAATGGCCTTCAAAGTATTTCCCCGCGCCAAGGTGCAGCGTGCCGCCTTTCGGAAAAAGAGCAGGGATTTTGTCCACAATCGCCCCCCGCTTGAAGTGCGCGCAGTCATTGCAGTCCGCGTCAATCGTCTGCATTTCGACGATGTCCTGAGGTGTCAATTTCGCGTCAAATGCGTGCCACTCCTTGGCTTCGTCCGCTGTCATTTCGCGTGGCTGCTGCGTGCTCCAATATCTTTTCATGCGCCAATAAACTTCGGCAGCACGCCGTCCTCTAGCGCGGAGCTAATCGCGTTCTTGACCTCCGCACTGAATGAGCCATCCGTGGCAGCAACGAAATCCTCCGGCGAGTTCGCTTTTGCTGCCACTTGCGCCATCGTGATTCGGCACTTTTGGTGCGCGATTTGCACGCAATCGAGAATGTGCTTTATCCATTCCCGGCATTCTTCAATGCTGGCCTTCTCGCCCTCCTTGCGCTCGATTGCAACTCCCCGGTCATAATTCAGCAACGCCTTGGCCGTCTTGTTAAAGTTGTCGCGCGCGTTGAGCAGATCGCACTCAGCGCGGGCAATCGCGCCTTTGTTTTCCTGCGTCTCGGCGGCGTTTGGCGATAGCGAGCGGAGCGCGTCAAGCCTCGCCTCCGCGTCATCCTCCTGCGCGGCGAACTTGGCAGCGGACATCTGGAGCCGCTTGAGCACGGCAGGCGCGGCGAGTTCTTGCACGGCATCCTGCGCGGCGTCGGGTTTGCGTTTAGCGGCCATCTTCGTTGTTCGTGTATCGGTTTCGGTCGTGTAATTACTGGATATGCGACCTTACCAGATGATGCAGAGGCTCAGGACGAACCATCCGATCCCGCTTTCGCCCTTTGTAATATAAATCAGGACGCCGCAGACTCCGGCGGCTGCCAGTGTCGCCAGCCCCTTGCCTATGTAGCGGATGCCGTCCCCGGTCGTATATCCAGCGCGTGCAGGCGAACCCGCTTCTTCGTCGTCATCGGTTGTTCTTTTCATAATTCGAGTAAGTGTTTCAGAAGTTTCGGCCCGCTGGTCGTGCCCTTCCGCGCGAGCCATGCGGCGTGCAGTTCCGGCGAAAGGCGCATACACAGTGCCACGGGGCGCGGCTTGCGCTTGCGGCCTGAGCCGGGACGTTTGCCTCCGCGTGTCATTTTGCTTCCCCTGCGGCGATCATCGCGTCGGCCTGCTGGTATGCGAGCCGTGCAAGCTCGCGGTGAACCAACTCCTCCGCGCCGTTTGCGATGGTGTCCTCGCGACTCAGCAGCGCGGCCATTGCCAGCCCTGCGAAGTGCTGACGCAGGCTCATGCCGCAGGTGCCGTATTGCACCTGCCCGTTTGCGTAATGCGAGTCGGGAACAGGAAACGCTGGCCCGCCGTCGTGTGGAGTGCTCATTTGCAGATGAGCGCAACGTGCGCGGCGCGGGATGCGTCGAGATACGCGCCGATCTTGGCGGACAGCGCGGAGTCGTGCATGTCAGCGGCACCGCGCAGATGGCACAGCACCTCGCGGGCGGTGTAGAGTTCGCCAGACGCCGAGCGGCGGGACATGGCTTCGATGAGTTGGGCGATGATGATGGAATCTGTGTTCATGGCTGGAAGTGGTGAGGGATTAGGCGGCGGTGAACTCTGCCAGCGATTCCATCGGGGTCATCGAATGCTTTCCGTAATTCGTGAAATCCGAAATGTTGACGCGCGGATTGCGACGCGCCGCGAATCGCAGTTGCGAAATCGTTTGGTAAAACGACATGCGAGTAATGGCCGCGTCGGTGAGGCCAACCTTGGCAGCGCGGCGGGCGATTTTGCGGAGTTTGTTTTGAGTGGTGTATTTCATTTTGTCGGGTTTGTCGGGTTGTTCGCTTGGCGTGGTGCCTTGCGTTGGAGCCAAGCTAGGCCCGCCCTTGAAAGCGCGCAAGCATTTTTTCAAAGTATTTTTCACCGTGCGTAAAGTGTTGAGTTGCGGGGCAGCTACGCAGCGCGATGAAACACCGCTTGCACGATTTCAGCGCGCGAGTAGTGTGCCGCTCTGCCGGGAACATCCCCGCGACGAAAAACCTTGACGAGTCACCTAAAACGCTTTAGATGATAGTCGCATGAAAATTCAATATGACAGCATCACAAATGGGAAAAAAGGGCGGCAAATCGAAGTCGCCAAAGAAACTCGCGGCATTGGCCCTGAATCGGGTGAAGGCATTGGAGTCATTGCGACTAAAGCGGCTGAAAGATTCTGGCGAAAGGTAAATTCTACCGGAGGCGAAAACGCCTGCTGGCCGTGGACTGGCGCAAAAGATTCGTGCGGATACGGCGGTGTAAGCATCAATTACAAAAACCACGGCGCGCATCGGCTTGCATTTGCTCTTTCACTCGGTGAAATTCCGAAAGGTTCGTGCGTTTTGCACCGTTGCGACAATCCATCATGCTGCAATCCCGCGCATTTATTCTTGGGAACTCATTACGAAAACATGATGGACAAAATGAAGAAAGGACGAGGCTCGCGCCCGTTAAGGAGAGGTCAATTTATTCGGAAACTGACCGATGAAGATGTTCGTGAGATTCGGAAGCGGCGCGCGAACGGCGAGAATTGCAGTTCGATTGCATCATCGTTTGGAGTGCATCGAATAACGGCGCGTGATATTTCAAATTTCAAACGCCGGAAGCAGATTTTATGATTCTCACCCGCGAAAACCTTCACTCCATCGGGAAAAATGGAATCGGCTTCAACTCCGCGCAACTGACTTTACTGGGGGTGACGAGGGCGCAAAAGGGATGGCTGACCGGATTGATCGGAAAGGAGATCGACGACGACACTTGGAAAACACTGCAATACCTGAAAGGCGCATCGCAAAAGGAGCAGCTTGCTATCGTGCCGGAGCGTCTGCCAGTCTGGAAAAACTCGTTCGCGGCTGCGAAGCGGATCACCTACACGCCGAGCTGACTCCGTCGCGCGCCCTTGCCAAATGGCGGGGCGGGCAGAATCCCCTTGCCAGCGCGTCATGCCGGTGCAATACTCCCCGCGTCGCCAATCACGGCGACGCGCCGATTCAGACCGGCTCAAAAGCCTTTTTCATCGCCCCTTCCGTGCCGCTCTCATTCGAGGCGGGTCTGACACGGAAGGGGCAACTTTTGCAAAAATGAACGAATACAAACGAAACGCCTTTGAGTGCTGCGGTGCGAAACTGCCGGGGAAATGGAAGGCTTGCCCGATGTGCCAGCAAGAAATCCCTCGCCGTGAAATGACGGAAAAAGAACTCTGCCTTCACGAATTGGATCGGATGCTTCGCGTGAACGTCAAATGGGTGGAGCGCAACGCGCATACGAATCCCGAAGGCGCGACAACTCGCAGAAATCGCATCGCGTGGATCGAGCGTTTCATCGCAGCAATCGCAATCGAGGGCACGAAATGACAATTTACGATCTCCTCGACCGGCCCATTGCATTTCACGCTCCGCTTGTCGATCTCACCGGCTCAATCACCGCCGCGCTGATGCTCTCGCAGGCGATTTATTGGAGCAAACGAACGAAGCACGATGGAGGGTGGTTTTACAAGTCGCGCGAGGAATGGACTGAGGAAACGCGAATGTCGCGCGATGAACAGGAAACTGCGCGCAAGAAACTGCGCGCATCTGGCTTCTGGCAAGAGCGTTACGATAGGGTGAACCACCGCAAATGGTATCGAGTGAATCAGGCCGCGCTTCTGGCCGCAATCATGGCCCTTTCAGAGCCAAAGCGGGATTCCCGCCTAGCCTCGGAGGGATTCCCGCTTTCGTGTAATAGAGCAGAGAATACAACAAAGAATACTTTGACTAAAGAAGACATCGGCGGTGCCGAAGTGGATTTTTTTGAAGAAATTCCGACAGAATCAAAGCCTGATCGACGAAGCAAGTCGGCGAAGCTCAAATCAATCAAAGTGCCGGACTATCCATCGGAGCAAGAGTTTGACGAGTTCATCGAATCCGAATCGCTCGCCAGCGTTGAAACGTATCGGGAAAATCTTTACTCAGACCTCTGCGACCGAAAATGGCACCACTGGCGTCATGCACTCAACAAATGGATTCCCATTCGCGATTGGCGCAGCTACGTCGCCGCACTTGATGAGAAGATTCAAACGGCAAACGACTGATGATTCTCACGCGGAAAACCATTGCGAAATCGTGCGGCTGTGCGGCCCCCTAAAAATAAAAAGAAAAAACATTTGACGCACGGCCGATGCCCGCTAGATTCGACCCCATGACAACGAACGACACCTTCCTCGCAGCACTCCTCGGAGAGCTGACTTTCACTGCCGAAGAAATCGCGGCATCCGAAGCAGCCGCCGCTGCGCGCTCCGCTGAATACACCGCGAAGCTCGCCGCCGAGCGCGCCGCGCTCCCCAAGCCCTGCGGCAAGTGCAATGGCCGTGGCCGTCTCGAAATGTTCAACCACATCTCCGGCGGTGTTTGCTTCCAGTGCGAGGGCACCGGCAAGGCGGGGCACTTCTCCAGCCGCCGGGTCACCCACGGCGGCGACATGGAGGAAGCGTTCTAAAAATGACCACCGCAAAGCATCGCACTGAGCCATGCCCACGCACTTGACGCGACCGATGCGCGGCTGCCGCCTGCGCGACTGCGGCGCCCCTGACTGCCCCACATGCTCCGGCGCCGAGGCTGCTAGGCTCTACCGCGAGCAGCAGTCCTGCGACCA